ACGGCTCGCCGAGCCGTCCGAGCATAGAATCCGATCGTCCGCAGCGGACCGCCCGGCGGTCGGTCCCTACCGAAAGGGCCGCCCAATGAAACGCATCTACATCCTCGCAGCCGCGAGCTGGCCGGACAAGAAGACCGGTAAGACGGTGAGCTGGCCGGACGGGTATCCGTCCGACGGAGCCAGCGGCCCGGCCAACGATATTGTTTCGCTGGCGTGGAAGGCGCACGACGTGCTGTGCGACCGGGGCGCATGGGATGACGGCACGCCCTGCACCCCGAAGGACGCCTCCCGCGTGCTGAAAGATATTCTCATGCTGGAAGGCCGCTGGCTGCGGGCGTACCTGTGGGGTCCGTCCACCTGGCTGTGGACCTCCGTGCGCGGCATGGGCGACTACCCGCACCGACCGCTGCACCCGGAGCTGGCCGGGGAGATGCTCTATGTGACCCGCGAGCAGTTCAACCGGCTGATGGGTACGCACACCATCAAAAGCCGGGTCAAACACTGGCGCAGGAAACGCCGGATTTTACGGCAGGACCGCCGCGTCCTGCAGCGCAATGTTCCCTATGAGGATTAAGCCATGATCACTGCAGCAGAAATTCTGGCCACTTCCGAATTCGCCAAAGATGTCACCCTGCCGAACGCCGGCGGCACCGTAAAAGGTGTTTTCGAAAACCAATCCGCCGATCCGCTCGGCATCAACACCACCGCGCCGAACGTCGCCCTGGCCAAAGCAGTGGCCGATGCCCTGAGCGAAGGCGATGTGCTCACCATTGCCGGCACCGCCTACACCGTCCGCGAAAAAGAACACGACGACGAAGGCCTCACCGTCGTCTACCTGGGGAACTGATATGTCCGTCCGAAAAAACATCCGCAACATTGTCAAAATCATGCTGGACTCCAGCGGCCTCTTCACCACCGTGGCGATCGGGCGCCGGCACAACTACACCGCCGCGCAGCTCCCCGCCGCCGGCATTTACACCGACGGAGAAGAAACCGAAGTCATCTCCCTGACGCCCCGCCGCCTGGAACACACGATGGATCTGACCGTGGAGATTTATCTCAAACCCGCCGGCGCAACCTGTGGTGAGGATCAGCTCGAAACCATTCTCGACGCTGTCGATGCCCGGGTCGTCGCGGCCGTCAAAGGTGTGGCAACGGTGTTTGACGCCGCACCGGCGTCGCTCGAAGTGGAAGGCGACGGCGACGAGGCCGACGCCGACTACATCAAAGCCACGCGCCGCTACAGCGTCGTCTACCAAACGCAGGATCTCTTGATTCAGCCGAACACCAACCTCATCCTTGTCGACGGGGCCGGCAGCAGTGCCGTTGATGGACCCTACTTGGCCGACGGAACAGCGAACGACGCGCCCCGCTACACCCTGCTGGGCGGAACCACCGGGGTGGACTCCATTGAGGTCGGCGACGAGCTGGACACCTGGTATATCAAAAGTACCGCCGGGGATTTATACAACAGCACCGACCTGACCCTTGCCGACACGCCGGATCTCGCCGCCTGGGAAAGCGACTCCGGCGACGACCCGGCCCCGACCGTCACCTCCATCACCTGGGCGCAATACATCCAAAGCCTGCTCTCCGCATAACCTCTCGGGCGCCGCCCGCACCGCGCCGCCCGATCTTTTATGCACCCCGCCATTCTTCTCCCATTGGTTAACCCTTCACAGAGAACCTATAGGAGAACATTATGACATACAAAGGCAATGATGGAGTCTTCAAAGCGATTACATCCACCGGAACGCACGCCGCCGTCGGCGAGGTCAAGAGTTTCAACATCCAGACCGTCGGCGATACCGTTGAGGACACCTCGATGGGTGACGACAGCCGAACCTATAAACCCGGCCTCAAATCGTTCAGCCTCAACATCGAAGCGCATTACGATCCGTCCGATGGAGCCCAGGCCGACCTGATCGAGGGAGAAGCCATCGACTTCGAACTGCTGCCGGAATCAGGAAATAAACTCACCGGCTCCGCCATCGTCACCGGCGTTTCGATCTCCAACGAGTTCGACAACTCCATTGTCAGCGTATCCATCACTGCGCAGGGCACCGGCGACCTCACCCGCGCCGCTGTTTCAGGTTAAGCCATGGCCATCGAACATTCAGACGCCTTCCAGGCATTGGAAAAATACTCGGCGGCCGCCGAACCGCAGGAGATCAACTTTCCGATCGTGCAGGAAGAGGTTGGCACGGTGTTTGCCCGCCCGCTGTCCTGCTCCGAAATGGACAAGATCCGCCAGAAAGAAGGCCACGAGTTCAACGTGCGCCTCTGCATGGCCGCCTGCCAGACCGCCACCGGGAAAAAGCTGTTCAACCCGGAGGATTTTGCCGGGCTGTACGCATCCCGCAAAACCGCCGCCGCTTTCGCCGTCGCTGCCAACAATATTGTTTCGGCTCAGGAAATTGACTACGACGCGCTAAAGCGGGACTGACGCTGCCGGAGGGACGGCGTCTGTACAATAAATTTTCCCTCGCCGAGCGACTGGGTAAAACGCTCGCAGAAATCGACGCCATGCCCGAGGCCGAGCTGACCGGCTGGTTTGCCTTCTCGGAGGCGCGGGAAGAATTGAAACCATGAGCTTAGGCAGAAACGATGTGAATCTAAGGATCGGCGCCACCGATCGAACCGGCACCGCCTTCCGCTCCGCCGAATCCCGCATGAAGCGCCTCGCCGGCTCCGCCAAGGCCATGGCCGGCATGCTCGGCATCGGCGTGGGCATCGCCACCCTGACCCGCATGACCATGAGCGCCATCGAGTATGGCTCCGCACTAACCGACGCATCCATTGCCACCAACACCAACATCGAGGCCCTGCAGGTGATGCGCTACGCCGCCCAGCAGGCCGGCGCCGATGAGAAAAAGCTCGAAATGGCCCTGGTTAAAGCCAACAAAGCCGCCGTCGATGCCTCCAACGGCCTCACCACCTACGGCCGCGCCTTCGACTACCTCAACATCAACACCCACAACTTCATCGCGCTGCCCAGTGAGCAGAAAATGATCACGCTGGCCAACGCCATGCAGCAGTCCACCGATAAAAACCGCGCCGCCGCTGCCGTCATGGACATCATCGGCACGCGCAACGCGCCAAAGCTCATGGAAGTGCTGCAGGATCTCGCCGGCGACGGCTATGACCAGCTGAAAAAAGCCGCCAAAGAAGCCGGGCAGGTGATGGATGAGGACACAGCGAAAAAACTGGACGCCGCCGCCGATGCCATCGAACGCTTTAAAAAAGCCGCCACCATTAAAACCGGCGAAGCGCTTACCAGCATGGGGGATATATGGAAAGGGATCGCCACCCTGTTCGGCAAGGGGGTTGACTCCGGATTGATCTCCGAAATGTTAACTCTCAACCCCGCAGCACAGGCCATGCTGGAAAAATATTACGAAACCCTGGCCGAAGGCGACCGGGTTGCTCAGCAGGAACAGAAAAAAACAACCGACGCGGTGAAGGTGACCGCGGAGGAATACTCGCGCTTTGAAAAAATCCTGTGGTCAATTCCTGACGCCATCATGTTCGGCAACATTGCCGCTCAGGAAGGGCTCGAGGCCTATCGCGCCGTCGGAGACGTCGGCACCCGAACCACCGACGCCCTGCGCGACCGCGTAGTCTCCGCTTCCGACGACATGGCCGATGCGTTCATGACCTGGGCGCAGACCGGAAAAATGGCGTTCAGCGACATGGCTAATTCCATTATTCAGGACATGGTCCGCATTATGGTGCAGCAGCAGATCACCGCGCCGCTCGCCACCGGGTTCGGAAACTTCCTGTTCGGAACCAAAGGCTCGACCGATGGCGGAGGAAGTGCCGGCTTCTTTGCTTCCATGGGCTCCAGTCTGTTCGGCGGCGCCAAAGCCGCCGGTGGGCCGGTCTACAGCGGCCGCTCCTACCTCGTCGGCGAAAAAGGCCCCGAGATTATGACCACCCGCTCATCCGGCACCGTCATCCCGAACGAAGCCATCGGCGGCGGCTCAACCGTCATCAACTTTAACGTCACCGCCATCGACTCCGCCAGCTTTTCCCAGCACCTGGCCAGGCACCGCGCTGAAATCTCCGGCATCGTCGAGGGTGCCTATAACCGCCGCGGACGGAAAGGACCGTTGACAACATGAGCACATTCCCAGCCATTCCGAAACCGTCGAGCTGCAAAATCCGCAGCATCTCGCCGTCGTTTGTCTCCACCGCTCAGAGCCTGCGCCAGATCGTCAGCTCCCGCAACGCCCACCGCTGGGCCGTCGAACTCGTTTACCCGCCAATGACCCGCGCCCAGTTCGCACCCCTGTGGGCTTTCCTCAACGACCAGCAGGGCAGGGCCGGCGCCTTCGACTTCGTGCTGCCGGAGCATGCGCCGCTGGGAGTTTCCTCTGTAGCGTATCCAGGTTTAATTGAGGTGAATGGAACTGTAGATGCCGACGGAACTTATACTCCTCGATTTGATTTAGATGGAGATTTTGCGGGGGTCTGGTCTAATGGCTCAATTCAAATATCGGCGTCGGATGGTGTTTCATCCATCTCAGACCCTTCTCCGTTCCCGACGGGAACTCCGTTATATTCGGTAGCCTCCGGAGCAGAGGGCCTTCCGGCAAAAACCGGATATACTGCCTTGAATGGACAGGCAACAACGCCAACGCTGGAATACATTACTGCCTCTGTTCCTCTTATCAATGGTGCTTTGCAGACCGGCAAAACGCTTTCAACAGACGGCTGGATTCCGAGCGCCGCAGAAGTGCTCAAGGCCGGCGACTTCATCCGCATCGGCGACGACCTGAAAACCTATCAGGTCACCGCCGACGTGGACTCGGATGCCTCCGGCGAAGCAACCATTCCCATCAACACTCCGCTCCAGTCATCGCCGGCCGATAACGCCG